TTTTGTAGATTCTGATTTTTCATCTTCATCTTCATCTTCATCATCTTCTTTATCTTTCATGTCCATTTCATTGACTAAGGATTGGATGTCTTCCTTCTCAAAACCCTTTAGAGTTTCAATGATATTTCTTAAGGCTTCCATTTTAGTCATATCTTCAACAGAAATTTCTTCCTGTTTAGGAGCAACTTTGTCGCCTTGGTCTTTATCACCCTTTCTCTTTTTGCTAGTCTTAGTAGCATCACCTGCTTTATCAACAGATGCAAGAGAAGATTTCTCTGGGTCTTTTTCTGGAGTAACAACACCCTTATTAGCAACAGGAGCTGACGCTTCCATTACTTCGTCTTGATTTTTAATTTCATCTGACATGTGTTTATCCCCTATGTAAATTTCTATAATTACAAATTAAGAACGAATTATTTGTTCTTTACTATGTATTTATAACTTTTATAGTTTAGAGAAGAAACTTTTCATAATTTCTAATTTCTTCTCATCCAATTGGCGCTGTTTGGTTTGTCGAATCTGGTCTTTCCATGATTCAATCTCTACGGCTTTAATTACACCGCTTTCATTTATCCACTCAACACCTTCCATAATACCATCTACAAAAGCATCTGGTGCAGAAGGGTCTGCCACGATATCAGCTGCAGTTGCAAGCATGAAATCTTTCTGGACATATTGTGCATCGTTTTTCTGGGATACTGACCCCATACCCCTACTGGACACGCCTAGTTTAGCACCATCATTCAACAGTCCTTTAACTATATTACCCATTGGAGTATTCATTATTTTTGCCTTACCGACAAAATTGTTACCATCTTTCTCTAAAGAGGTAATCAAATGACTAACTCTTTCTAAATTGATGGTAGGGCCTTCTGGATGTCCCAGTTCCCCATATGCACGATTCTTCTTAATGAATTCTTTATTGTATCGATTTACCTCATTTTCCATGATATCCATTGGGTAAACACGACCATTTCTGTTTTTTAAATTTGTTTGGAGAAAAACACCTTCAATGAAAGTATCCTTACCACCATTTTTATTAACCTCAGTAATAAGATTTACTTCTTCTGATTGTTGTTCTGAAATTAAAAACATGTCTTCTCCTATTTTATAGTTGCAATCTTTTCTGCAACATCGTTGTAGGTTTGATTACCTTTCAAACCATTTGAGAACCCAAGAGTATCTTCTATCTTCGGTTCATCTAAAACTTCTTCTATAAAATCACTAAGGTCTTCTCCTAATAATTTTATTAACTCTCTTGCATTCTTCCTTGCTAACTTTTCATTATTGTAAACTGCAAGTTCTTGCCCATCTACATAAACTTTATATTTATTAGATTTTTTTGCAATAACAATAGGTACTTTCTTTCCTTTTGCACCTTTTTCCATGTAGGAATCTACCTCTTGTTCACCACGAGGTAATTTGAATTTTTTCACTTCATCTAATGATTGAACTAATTCTTTAAACTTCTTCATTTGCTGGTTGTTCCTGTTTGTTTAACCAATCCAGTTGAACATCCAATCTTTTAGTATCGATTGCTTCTTTTTGTTTATCAACCATAGCTGAACTAAAAGCGTTAGATGCACTAACATTATCACCTGCTTCAATTGAATCTATTACTTTTTTAACATCTTCTCTTGCCATAATATTTTACCTCTTACATGTCAAAGGAGTCCTCTCCTTCCCCATCTTCGTTATTTTTTTCGTCTTCGATTTGTCCATCAATCATTTCTATTTCTTCTTCGGATTGTCTAAGAACATTCTTTCTAATCCATTGTTGAGAATAGTATTTACCAACAAACTCATCCAACTCCCTTAATGAAGTTACCCTTTCTCTTAAGATTTCAGCATCCTTCATTTCTACAAAATGAGAATCTTTTTGATAATCGAACCTAATGTTCTCTTTCTCAAGTTCCCATTCTTCAATTGGCATAATTCCTTTCAGTGCCAACTGAGTTCGTAATATATCCATAAACATACTACTAAACTTCATTCTGAGTCTATCTACAAATCTTGAGAACTTAACCTCATCTCTTGATATCTCAGTTGTCCTACCTAAAGAGAAACCACTTTCAGTTTCTAACCTAGAGATAGGTACATTTAAACTTCGGAACAGTTTTCTTTGGAAGTATATAATATCTTCTATTTCACCTAGGTTCTGACCGCCAGGCAAGGTGGTAATCTCTGTTCCTCTTCCACCTTCTCTTCTTGGTAACCAGAAATCTTCCAACATACTCATATGTTTTCTATCATCTCTGACTTCACCTGTATCTGCATTGTAGACTAGTTTATTCTTATATCTAGTCATAGTATCTGCAAGATACTGTTCTGCTTTTGCCTTCGGAAGATTACCTACATCAATGTAGAATATTCTTCTTTCTGGAGCTCTTGATATTCTGTAAATAACAAGTGCATCTTCCATCATTCTTAATTGGTTAGCTGCTTTCAATCCTTTGTGCATATAACCGATGATGTTTCGTCTGTTTGCATCCATCATTCCAGAGGTAGTGTAAACAACTGCATCTGGTGATATCATAAGGGTCTGACCACCCTGTCCACCATAGGACTGGTTTTTCTCAAAACCACTTTGATTATAAGTGTAGAACTCTTTTACTTTGTCTACAATTTCTACACCATTCTTATCTTTTTTCTTACTAACTTCTCTGACCTTTTTCATTTGAAGAGGGTCAATCATTCTTAACCCAACGATACCTTTTTTAGGACTCTTTGGGTCGACTAGTAAGTGGAAGTACATCCTTCCATCTACATACCACTTTCTGAATATTTCAGAAGAGGTCTGGTTGAATCTCAAAAGTCGTAAGACCTCTGAGAATTCATCCCTAACCTTGGATTTAATTGAATCTGAAAGTTTAGTTGCATCTAGATTGATACCAATCTGTGCATCTAAATCATTAGAAGAAATTGCTTCTTGAACGATATCGTCAATTGCCATATCAACCTCTGGTATCAATGACATTGTTCGGTATCTTAGAATCAAGTCTTGTTCAGACTTAATTCCACCTTCCATGTCTACGAATGTCCCTTGGGCCATTCCGCCACCTATTGCATAACCACCTTGCCCAACTTCTAAAACTTGAGCTCCATCGTCATTAATAGGAGCAACAAAGGATGGTGCTAGTTCCTCTGCGTCTTTCCTCTTTATTTCAAATCCAAATATTTCCATAATATATATTTATAACACTAAAGAAGGAACTCTAATTAAAGAGTTCTTTCCCAGTGAGAATAACTGAATGTTACATCAAAAGTCTGTATCTCATCAGCAGTATCATATGATAAATCAATTTGTGCTACTGTTTGAGGGTACATATTATACAACTCATATGTTGCAATAATACTGTCATCCCTATTTAATTGAGATATAGTTGCTCTTGAAACTAGATATTCTAGGTCAGTTGCACCAACACCACTATCTAATTCTTGTATGCTTTCCATCCATTGTTCTACTGCTGTTCTAGCAGTAAAGTTTACATCGTTGATTACTGTAATTGTCCAATCTTCGAAAGTCCTATCCCCAGCAATTTTAAGTCTATGACCTCTAAAAGGTACTTCGACTACTGGAAGGGTTGAGCCAGGAATTGCGGCAGTTTTGCACATAAATTCTATGTTCTCACCCATTCTAGGTACAAAGACTTTAAATCTGTTGGAACGAACTCCACCAGCTATCAACTGCGACTTAAATTCATCTATAGTTGCCATGTCTTACTCCTTAGTTTCCATACTGGGTATTAGTTGCACCATATACTTCTTCGAATTCTACACCAGACCTAGCTGCAACGAAGTTTAGTGTGATGAAGTTGATACTTCTATTAGGTTTAACGAAAATAGACGCTTGGAATTGATTTGCATCCACAATTGCTTGTGAGTTATTTGTGTCATCACAAACAACTTGGAAATCTACTATTCCTCGTCTTCCTTTTACTTGTCTTAGGAAAGGTTCAATCGTTGCTCTAAATTGAGCTCTTGTAAATGCATCGTTAAATTCGAATAATTGGAATTTAGCTGCAGTTGCGATTGCTTTCTCCATGACAATGAATAATCTTCTAACATTAATTCTATCAAATGCACTTGCACTCGAAAGTAAAGTTTTATCTCCAAACAATACAGTCCCTTGGCCAGGGAATGTTACTAATGGATTTACTCTCTTCTTATATAGTGCATCTCTTTCTGATTGATTAGGATTAAAGGATAATTTAGTAATACCTAAAATTTGTCCTCTACTAAATCCTGCTGGTGAGAACCATGCATCCCTATCGGAATCAGTTCTTGCCATTACACCTGCTGTATGTGAACAAGAAGGTATGTAACAGTAATTATCAGTGTACTTATCGTACTGATAACACCATGCACTATCCATTACTGCATATGAACTTGAAGTTAATGTTTCTGCAAATGCAATAACACTTGTTGACTCACTTCCACTGTTGTTTACACAATCAGCTTTACGAGGTGAAATGACTGCCATGCAATCTTTTCGTGCTTCACATAATGCGATTAAATTATTTGCTTGAGTTGTTGCTTCTGCAAGTGTAGATACTACACTACCAGATGCATACCCATCTAGTGGGCCTGCAATTATAAAGTCAACATCTTGAGTTTCAGCATCACCAAAAAATGTGGTGTTTGCTGTGTTTTTTGCTCCAGAAGATAAAGGATATCCATCTACTCCATGTGACAAAGACCCACCTAAAGGTAAGGTATGTTGTACAAAAGCTGCTCCAGCAACTGCAAATGTGTTTCCTGCTTCTGATGTAGTTGAATCGTGGTTTGTCCAGAAAATGTAATTAGAGTTATATCTTATTTTATCAACATAGTAATTAGAGTTACCTTCTGCATCTTTAGCATCTGATGCTTGTGAAAGACCTTCAAATACTTCTAAGATTTCGC